ACAAGTTCCTTTGTAGTAGGGGTTTGGGGCTGGGCGAGGGTCATTGGTTCGAGTGTCTCAACTGAATTAAGTATACGTTACTGCCGAGCAGAAACAAGGGTGGAAAACCGCCCTAACCAAGTCCCCCCTCTCCCAGATCGGTTCGAGGGGCAATACCTTCTTGCCTTCTTCTTGACTCGATAACAGAGTCAATTCGCTCTCTTTGGGTAGCAATTAAAACACTTGGAATGCTCAGCGAATGCGAGAATGCGAGAATGCCAAGGAACAGGTATATTCGTTCTAACCAGATACTTAGGGTGGGAGCAGTTTTTGACACCAGCACGGTTACAAAAATAAGCCCGAGCGTAACAAGGTAAGACAGGAAGAGTACCTGGTGGCGAGCCCATCGTCTATTGAGACGTTCCCGGTACACTTCGGCGACCCTCCAGCTTCCCGGTGGGATCAGAAAAGGATCTCCGACCACCACAATCAGGATGGCAATTAAGTAGGCTAGAACGGAAAATGCTGTAAATAGCATATTCAGTGCGGTGTTGTTGCCGTGTATGAGTGGTTGAAGGTAGTACGCAACGACTCCTGACGTTACCGCCTTGGGGCGTGTCAAACCTAAAACTAGTTTGCTGAACGAAAACTTTCCAGACATTTGGCTACGGGGGTGTTTAACCTGAGAAGTGTGTGCTGATTTCGCTTAAGAGCTGCATGGGGCTACCCGACAGTAATCAGTCAGAGCCTTGCCTTAGAAAAGATTCGCGTTCCATGGCCAGAGCGTCTAGCTCAGACGCGATTAGGTTCAGGGCATTACGTACATGGCACTTGTATTCCATAGGAAAACCGTATAGTGAGCCGTATTCCACCGGTGAAGCCTCCTGGGCTGCAACACGGATGGCCTCAGCAAGGGCGCTAAAGCCGGAGTCAGCTTCAGGGTTGTGACGATGGCTAAACGCACTCACTACCTTTTGTGTTGCGGCTCTAACCTCTTGCAAAGAACGAAGGTTACCGTAGGGGTCAATCGTCATTTTCTCCTTGTCAAACCTTGAAGAACATTGTACATGACTAGAGTTGACACCACACCTGCAACGGCAACGGCGGACACGATAATCACTAACAAAATTGGAACTTCCATAGTAATCTCGAGGGTTAAGGGGCTTTAGTTGTTTAACCTAAGGGGTAGAAGTAATCAGCCAGCTTATTATGAAGGGAACACTCTTCCCAGAGCAAGGTGCCGTAGTCGTCGAAGCCCTTTTCACAGGCACGTTCGCTCTCATTTTCGAGTCGGTGCGCTTCGTTACGAAGAGCTTGTGCAACTCTGAGTGCGACTTCGGGGGTGATCTCATACTTTATCGTAGATTTGGTCATAAGTGAAAAGTTGTCAGGACTTTCCCTCTAAGTCGTCAGCAATCTCTGTCAAAGAGGTCGTACAGTTTGTGATCCCGCGTATAAACTCGGTTTTTGGTTTGTTATTGAAAATTCCAATTTCCCTCTCCCACTTGTCTGAAAGACGGTGTAGGGCAGCGGCCAACGCTGTGCGAAGGGTATCCTCGGGGATCTCAAACTGCTTAAGTGTGGATTCTGCGGCGTCGTACAGCTCTTGAGCGTTGGGACACAGTTTAGAGGTGTTCATGGCTGTTGGCCAAAGGTGGGTTAACTGACTCTACTATACCGCTTTCTGCCCAATAAAGCAAGGGCGGGAAACCGGCCCCAGCTCTCCAACTATGTACAATTTCACGGTAGGCGCACCATAGCTTAAAGCTTAACCTCCAACGTAGTCTACTCACACCCCTGAAACCCTTTACAGGTGCAAAGTTCGGGCGATCGTAGTAGTTCACTTCCGGGAAGCTTAAGTCCGAATCCACACTTATGCTGTACCCCCTCATGAAGGACTTTTGTGTTTGTGCTTCAAATAGTTTCACTGCTTTGTCGATTCCTTCGCAGTAGCACTCGAACACCGGTTGAGGATTGGACCGGTAGTAAACTTCTGACCCATCACCGTGCGGGGATCCGTACCAAAATTGGTATGTTTTCATGCAAGGTTGGCTCATTCCTCCAGGAATCGATCCGCCAGAGCAGCTGCGGCATCGTCGGCCCTTTTCGCTAGTTCCCTCAGTTCGAAGTCAAGAAGTGCATGAGGTCCACTCTCCCGGATAAGGTGGAGGTAAATTTCCGTGGCCAGGTCCATGTAACGTTCGTCGGTGAAGCTTGCCATCTTGTTTAGGGTGCGGATTATTTAGGTGGGGCAGGGGCCTTGTCAGTGCTCCTCAAACTCAACAATGGGGTACAAAATGCCACCGCAAAACCCATTAACAAAGGCAAACAGGAAAATGGCGTGTGGGAACATTAAGCTGCCGAGTGCCCCAATACAGAGAGTGGCTAGAAGGTTGAAGTAGTTGAGTTTCATGGCCGAGTGGTTGTGTGTACTTTGCGAAGTTACTGCGGAGAGCTAACGCCGAAAAGGTGAAGACCAGAAAGCTCTTGATACCACCACGTAGATAACGAGCGTGGATGTAACACCGATGAGACCTAAAAAGGTCACAAGGTTTCCGCTAAAGTCTAAAGTGTCAGGCATTGCAGGGAAGTTGGTTGGGGTAGCGTTGCGAAGCAGCCTAGAAACGATCAAGAACGAACTTAACCTCTTGTAAAGAGGTGGTGTTGGGGTCCACAAACTCAGCGTAGACGTAGTCTACAGGCAATTCCATCTCAGATGCAAACTCTTCGCAGAGTGCAAATTTAAGCTCGTCTTCCATCTTTGCCTTTTCATCGAAGAGGTCGAGGGTGGACTTTTTCAAGGGTGCTTGCGTGGACTGAAGTAACTATACCGTTTCTGCGCCGCAGAAACAAGCCGGGAAACCGTCCCCGAGCGAGGGGGGATCCACCCCTTGCCCCAGGTCGCAGGAGCCAAGGGCTAGAGATCAGAGATCGTCGCAGCGGTTTCTCGATGCTTCACGCAGAGAAATCTCAGTCTCACGCTCGCAAAGCCTTAACAAAACGTCCATGTTCAACTTAGCTATCGCTGTCGGGCTCAATCTTTCGGAAAATGATTCGTCCGGCGAACACCTCGATTCCGAGCGTGTCTCCTTCTGACCAGCCAACTGCTTGAAGGATCTCTTCAGGGAAGTCAAGAACGAGGTCACCATTGTCATCGGAGGAAAGTTTCGTGGTAAGGTTATCATTATTGTGCTCAAGCATTGTTTTCGATAATTTGAAGGTCCAACTTAGGGTTAATCATGAGGAGGTCATTTCTCATATTTTGTAGTTTGCTTCTGTACCGAGAAGTTGACGGCCACTCTGCATGTGTCTTCACTATCTGGTTTCCCTCGATTTCAACCAGCTTTAGGACACCTGGTGGGAAGTTTCTTGGTGGTATCATTTTAAGTCATGGCTGACGGACCAGGCCATCGCGGCTAGCAGGTCTGCTGCAGCCGAGGGTTCGTGCAGCCAGCGCTCATTGGATGGTACTGCAGGCGATGCCCACTCGTGCAGAATTCCCTCTGCAGGCCGAATCTCAGCCTTTTCGACACCTTCGCCATTCTCATGCAGAGAGCGGGTTGCACTGGCCACTGTGAAGAACTTCTTGCCTTTCACGTTCCATCCGAAGCCATCCCACACTCGGCCATCAACACGAACAACCAGATACATAATAGTTCTCGAGTAGCTGGGACTAGCTTAGCGTTGCGACACGCCGGTAAAGGCTCACATTCCGAGGTAAGCTTGGAGGAGGTATTGGTCAGTGAGAACCGCGTCAGAGATGCCTTGAATGCGATTGGAAAGTGCGACTAGGCGAGGGTCACCCTCGATGCCCTCAACAAACTCGAAAAATAAGGCGAGTGTGGCGCTCAGGGACATTAAAAAGTCAAGGGAAAGTTCGGCCAAAAACTTACAGTCGTAGTTCTGCATCGAGATTCCAGGGCCACTGAAGAGTGCGAGGTCGGGGTTGTGCTGAAACGCTCTTAGGCCCTCAACAAGGCCATCAATTTGTTCGGAGAGGTCGGTGTAAATTCTCTCGAAAAGAAGGTGGCACTCGTAGAAATTTGGCCCTCTCACGTTCCAATGCGACATACGATTAACAATTATTGCGTCATTGAGAGACTTAAGGGTCTTATTCGCGTATACCGTGAAATTTTCTTCCATTGTGTTCCAGTGACTCGACTGAGTTTTACCCCTTTTCTGTGGGGGTGAGAACCGTTCTCCAGACACTTAATACTTAATTGTCCAGTCCCCCTTTGATCCCTTATTTATCTCAAAGTCAAACTTTTTGGGCTTTTCAGAGTCCGTGTTGTCAAAGAATTTACCAGAAAAGGACTTTCCGTCGGGGGACTGCAGGTAGCTGTTACTTGCGTTCGGGGGATTTCCGTCTTTGTCCGTAACATTTGACACACCGTCGAGGTAGACAGAGGAAATTACCTTTTTAAGGAAAAGCTCTATCTTGTTTGACATGTTGCCCGTTTCGGCAAAGCTTAAGTCAAAGTCAAGTTCGCTGAAGCTACTTTCTCCGTCGCAGGGGTCTTGGAGTAGCTTTTCTGATTGTATCTCAAGGATGTCTCTTTCGTCGGGCCAGTCCGAATCCTGAGTGTAAATTAGACGCTCAACAACCTCGGAAAATTCCTCGTAGGTTTTCTCAGAGAGTGTGACACGGTTGAGTAGATTCAAGAGTGACACAGAACCGTCGGAGTAGTCGTGGGAGAGGCCCTCAACGTAGCTGTTCGGAATAGAAGCAAGGTCCCCCCTCGAAGCTTCCCACAGCATATCTGCTACTTTTCTTGCGTTATTCTCAAAGTTTTCGTCCCTTGCGAACGAGGGATTGCGGTCCATGGCCATTATCGGTTGAGTGATTCTTACAGATTATTTTACCCTCTGCCCCCCTTTTTTTAGACACTCAAAGTGTACCAACCTTTATCCCACAGACTATCCAAGTCGGAGAATATCCGAGCATACTTCTTTCCGCACGCGTCAAGGCTGTACTTTGCTGCCGAAATCTCGTATATCCTCTTGCGGTCCAGGCTCCCTGCGCTTTGCAAAGCATTCACCCAATCTTGGAGAGTGTGACATCGAAACCCGGTAACACCCTCGATAACGGTCTCTGTGAAAGCACCGTAGTCGACGGAGACTAACGGAGTACCGCATAACATTCCTTCGACTCCGGAACCGCCAAACGGCTCTGTAAAAATAGTTGGCATTAAGCAGGCACGTGCGTTTCTCAGGAAAGTACTACGTTCTTTGCCCTTAAGTGGTCCTACGTACTCAATATTAGGGTGTTCCCAGGGTGTTGGGTCTCCTTGGCCAGCTAGGCGGATTTTCCACGGGCTGTAGTCTGCGAGTGCCTTGATTGTGTCAAGACCTTTCAAGGGGGTTATTCTTCCCAGGAACGCGAGATAGTCGCCGCTTTCGAATGAGGGTTCCCACTCGCTTGTGTCAAAATAATTGGGAATAACCCACTCGTAGTTCTCACCGTTTCGTCCCTCTTTCCCTTGGTGATAGTGCATCCAGGCGTATGATTCAAAGATTTTTTTCGTTCCAACCAGGGTTGTAGGGTAGCCAATACCGGTTTCAACGTGTGTGTTGGACGGGAACTCACTCAGTAGGGTCGAATGGGCGTGGCCGAAGGGGTGGCAGATAATGTCGCGGGGTTTTACACGGTCGTGAAGCGAGGGAATTAAACGAGACTCGAATAGTCGGTGACCCTCTGTTCCAATTGTGGCGTCGTCTCCGTGGAAGCTCCGGTTGTCGCGGTTGCCGTATAATCTGTCAAATTCATCTGCCGTTAGCATTGTCACATGCTCAGAGGCGTTCGCCTCAGAACCGTAGTTGGAATACTCAATAACATTGTAACCCTGTACCATCATCATTTTCGGAAAGCGCATAGCCTTTCCGGTGAACGCGCAGTGGCTATATTGTTGGGTGGGCAGGGTGTGAAAAATTCCGATGAGGTGGAGAGTTGGTTTCATTTTATTTATGGTGTTACCCCTATAGAACTAGTATAGCGTAAACCTGCGGACGTAAAGAATTTACGGGAGGGTAGGGTTTTATGCGCTTGTCGACCCCTGGACGATCGCCGCAATCTGGGCTCGGGTCAGATCAGAGGCGGGCTATTGCGGTAGGGATGACTGGAGGGCAAATTGGCTTGAAGCCCCCACTCGTGCGCGAGGTATCCTTCAATATTCAAAACATCTTGGAGAGTGGGCAGAAAAAGCGTAATTATCACCTCTGAAAGTTTCCCCCGCCAGCCCCGGTTGGTTTCGGCTCTGTCATTCCCTATCCACATTGTGCTTTTGTTGGCATTCATTGTAACCTTGTCCGCCCACAAAAATGGGGACGAAATCGTGGGCAGCGGGGTTGTAATGGGATCGTTGCCATTTAGGGAGACCTGACGCGCCCCAAACCACTGGTTTGAGACCTCCGTAAGAAAAAGATCATTATTCCCAGAGAACGGAAATGACAGTATTCCGCTGTAACCTGTAAACGGATTTGGGCCTTCCCACTGAGCAACACCAAAGCTTCTGACCGGGTTAAATGCTGCGCCCGTCCAGGTCATCCTATTGTTATTGATCGCGGCTCCCCAATTCATCGTGGGTCGATTATTGAGCCCGTTTGCAACATAGGTTGGTCGCTGCGTAGAAGTTGCAGTGACATGTCGCCCACCGCCGCTCTTGTCTCGCCAGTCGGTGACTGCGCTGGCGGTCACCGTTGTGTAAGTGGACGGGTCGGCGGCGGTGAGCCAAACCACAGACGTGCCAAACACCGTAGGGGTCCAGCGGGTACCGCCCCCGCTGGGGGGCCTTCTCCGTTGCACAGTAATCACTGGTCGCACCTCGCGGTTAGGTTTTCCATCGGCAGGGGTGATCCAAGGGGGTGGAAGACGTATTCCATCACTGCTCGATTGCATTAACCCAACCCGAAATGGTCTCCCCTGTTTCAGGGTTAACTCCGGCCATTTTGCTGAAAGGCCAGTCGTCTATGTTACCGGACTCTCCTGCTTCTTCAATTGTAGCGTATAATTGTGCAAGACGTGCGTCGTTATGAAAAGACGCTTGAAGCAACCTTTCATGACGTTCAATTAAGGATACGTAGTGATCCAAAAGATTATTGGCGGCCACCTGCTCTTTTGCGTAGTTTAGCTTTTCGGTGTAACCGTTCTCCTGAGGCCACAATTGAGCGTTGTTTTGATCAGCGTACCCCTTGGCCAGTGCCCTCAGCTCAGCTTTGCTGCGTCGCTTAAGCGTTCGGGTCTCTTCGTACGTCCCTTGAGGGTGGCCGACTGGCGGTTTCGGGGAAATAGGATTTAAAGCTCGACCGCTATTTTCACTGTCAACAAAACGCAACTCAGTGTCAAATGGCGCTGCAAAAAATGGAACTACCCTAAAAAACTCCTCATTAAAGTCATGAACCTCGCCTCTGAGGGTGGGCCAACGATTCCCGCTAGGGTTGTTGATTTGCCCATTGCTAACGTTCACAAATAAGGCAACGCTCTGGCCTTCATCTGGGCCGTCGGAGAAGTACTCGACGCCAGTCGTAGGATTGATAGTAGTGTTCATGAGATCAGGTGTAACGAATGGTTGCGGTGAAAATGTGACCGGACGACCCGGTGCCAATCTGAACTAGGTCGACGCCTAAAGTGTCCCCGGCGACGAGAGTTAAAGGCGGTGCAAGGGTGCCACTAACGTCTACGTATATGCCCGTGGTTGCAGGTAAAGATGCGTTAGCTGTGAGTAGGTTGGTTCGAGTACCACTGCGACGGGCGTAGAACATCGCCTGACTGCTGCCACTGGTTGATGGCGCGGTGGGATTAAGCTCCCAAAAAGCACCCGCCACAGTACAAGAACGTTGCACTGTCGTCTCAACATAGTTGGTAGCAGGGGTGGCGGTTTCGCCTTTGTTGCTGATAACAAACTTAAGGGTGTCGGTGAACTGCAGGGAACCAGCGTTGATTGAGAGGCTGCCTCCCAACGCGGCTCCAGCAGGTGAACCAGCGTTGTTGTAAATTACTTGACCCGTGGAACCGGCGATGGGGCCAGTTGCCCCCGTGGCTCCATTTGTCCCCGCCCCTGTTGCCCCAGTAGCCCCAGCTACTCCAATGCCTGTCGCCCCCGTGGCCCCCGTGACCCCGCCTATTCCCACCCCGGTTGCACCAACAGCCCCAGTTGCTCCAATCGTTCCTGCTACTCCCGTCGCCCCGGTTACTCCGGCTCCAGTTGCTCCAACAACCCCTGTTGCTCCAGTGGCCCCAGCTACTCCAACGCCTGTTGCTCCAGTGGCCCCTGCTACTTCAGCCCCTGTTGCACCAACAGCCCCTGTTGCTCCAGTGGCCCCAGCTACTCCAACGCCTGTTGCCCCAGTGACCCCTGCTACTCCAGCCCCTGTTGCACCAACAGCCCCTGTTGCTCCAGTGGCCCCAGCTACTCCAGCCCCTGTTGCACCAACAGCCCCTGTTGCTCCAGTGGCCCCAGCTACTCCAGCCCCGGTTGCACCAACAACCCCTGTTGCTCCAGTGGCCCCAGCTACTCCAGCCCCGGTTGCACCAACAACCCCTGTTGCTCCAGTGGCCCCAGCTACTCCAACGCCTGTTGCTCCAGTGGCCCCAGCTACTCCAGCCCCGGTTGCTCCAACAGCCCCAGTTGCTCCAATCGTTCCAGCTACCCCAGTTGCTCCTGTTGTTCCCGCTCCTGTTGCTCCAACAGCCCCTGTTGCTCCAGTGGCCCCTGCTACTCCAACGCCTGTTGCTCCAGTGACCCCTGCTACTCCAGCCCCTGTTGCACCAACAGCCCCTGTTGCTCCAGTGGCCCCAGCTACTCCAACGCCTGTTGCTCCAGTGGCCCC